AACATAAAAGCCAGCACCAAACCCGCCAAGTACAAGAGCAATATAAATGTAAGTTTGTCCACCAATACCGCCTATTAATTTAAGTAAAAAGTTCATTGTGGTTCCGCATTCTGTTTCATAGCGACACTAGCCCCACCTGCTGCGGAAACAATCCCCAAAGACTCTGCTAGTTCTCTTAAACTAACCTGTGCCTGTGCATTCATCACTTCATAAAAGGCTAATGCAATCACAGCTAACATACCAATAAGCCAAGACACCCTACCTAAATCGTAGGTTTCATTATCTTTGCCAGTCAGAAGTTGTTTCAGCACTTCTTTCATTTGATATTGAGTTGTCCAGAACCAGCAAGGTAAATTAATAGGGCAACTACACCCATACCAATAATTTTAATGGCTTTGGTAACAACACCTTCGCCTACGGTTTGATAGAAATTGTTAATAACTTTTTCGGTTACTTTTTCAACGAGTTCTTCGAGTTCGTCATCGGTTAGATTGATAGCCATAATTAGGTCGCTTGGGTTTGTGCAGTTAGAATTCCATTGGTAAAGGTCATGCTTCCATTAGTGCCGGTTACGGTTAATTTTGCAGTAGTAATTGTGACAGATAAACCGCTTCCTAGACCAAGATTGGTTCTAGCTCCTGATGCTGTGCTGGCTCCTGTGCCACCTGATGTTATGGCAATTGGAGATGTTGCGGTTAAACTAGTAAATGCTCCAGTAGAGGGTGTGGTCGCTCCAATTGGCGTATTATTAATTGTACTACCCGATATACCAACACCACCAATAGAACCCCCTGTAATTGCTACAGAGTTGGCATTCTCATAAGCCATTGTTCCCAAAGTACCAGATTGTTGGTTAATAAATTGGAAAACGCTATAGAACCAGTCACGGAATTGTCTGGAGGCTACATCTTGGTTAGTAGGAGGTGGAGGTGCTAACTTTGCCATTAATCTTCGTCTGACTCTTCATAACACCAGTTTTCGGCATAGCCATACTTCTGTAATTGAGGGATAGCTTCTTCCATACCTTCGCCAATATCATCCCGTACATTAATACAGTCAGGAATATCAATTTTCTTGACGTTTTTGTAAGCACGCTCACAGGCTTGTTTAACGGTCTTTCCTACCCCGTTTGCCACGAGTACATAGTCACCTGCCGTCACTAGGCTTGGACGCTCTACAATGACGTTCTCGTCGTTCTGAGGGGCATTCCCAACCATTACCTCACATAAGGCAAAATCTTTTGAAAGCTCGTCGGGTAAACCATAGATAGGAAATCCAGAATGGTCACGTCCAGTAGTTTTAGACCTAGGGTAATCCCCAATAGGGATAACGATACCAGTAGCAACATCGTAACTAACTTTGAGAGAATCTTTGCCATTGATTAAGTCCACCATCCAATCGACAACAGAGCCTTTATGGACGGCTTGTTGAATGTTAAAGAAAGGCCACCCTTTACGCATAGTCCACTCTAGGGGGCGTGGTTCACCTTTTTCATCAATAATGAAGGCTAGGTCTACGAAGCCTATGTGTCCGATATAGCAAAGGTAGTCTTCGAAGCGTTTTAGAGTGTCATTGAACAGGTTAGATTCTGTGCAGTATTTCAAAACGGTACCCTGCTCCCCCGTATTACAGCCATAGTTGCCTGACATGAGCTTCTTGTGCTCAAAGCCTTCTGCAACATTCTTATTAAATCCGTTAGGCCCAATCCAAGCACCTACACCAAACTCAATACCTGGCACAAACTCTTGGAGGATAAAGTCTCGTTGTTTACCGTTTGCCTTCCAACGCTGTAACATGAATACCATATCAGCAGGAGACTTGGAAACATAAGATAGGGCTTTGTCAGCATCACCAGATGGCTTGGAGACATACCGCTTAGGGTTAGCCTTAACAAAGTCAATGGCAGAGTTGTAGTCATGGAACTCAAAGGAAGGAACTACTGCTAGTCCGCCCTTACGCATAATCTCTTGACCATAATCACGGTCTAGTTCCATCTTGGCACCCAATTGGTTTGTCCCGATGATTGGATAACCCTCTTCGTGGTATTTCTCCAATTTACGCATCTCAAATGCGTTATCTGACAAAACAATAAGGTCTGCTTGTTTAATGTACAGTTCCCAGTTCAAGACTTGGTCAATAATGCCTTTACCAATCTTTGAACGCTCTTGACCATGTGGGCGTACATATTGCTTGACAGTGTGTCCTTCTGCAATACANCGAACACCAAAGTCAACTAAAGCACCAGCAGGGTCAATNAGTAAAATGAACATTATTTAGATTTCTGTTTTTTAGATTTACCAGCTTTAGAAAGGGCAATAGCTACAGACTGCTTCTGTGGATAGCCTTCACCTTTTAGCTTTTTAATGTTCTTAGATACAGTTTCTTTTGAACTACCTTTTTTGAGTGGCATTACTCTTCTCCTGATACGGCTGACATATAACCAGCTTTTAACAATAAACTTGCTGCACGTGATACATCTTTACCAGATTTAGCATTGTTAATTACATCGCTAATCTTCTGAAATTGTTGTGGGTCTTTAATAATAAGTTGTTTGACATTTGGGGCAATATTAGACCAAAGTGTCTTAGCTTCTTCAACTGGACGACCTTTTAAATAATAAGCTAACTCTTGTTTAAATACCTTTCGACCTAAATCGTCTTTAGCGAAATTGCCCATTTGTTTGTTAATTTCTTTAAATCCTTCTTTAGACTTAAATAATTCTGGTAATGTATCTTTAGCAATAGCAACAAATTCTTTTTCTGAGGCATTACGAGCAATTTTTTCAGCACCACCTGGAATAAACTTGTTTACTGCTTCTCTAACAATATCTTGTTCTTTTTTACTCAACGCTTTAAATTCATCAGATTTGAGATTATTAATAACAGCATTACCATCTAAAGCATTGCCTTGTTTGTCTAAAAACAAATGTCTAATTTTACCTGCAGATGAAGCACGAGATTCTTTTGGAAGTTCAGAAATTGCAGTTTGTAAATCAGACTTTAATCCTGCTCCAGTTTTTTCTGCCAAGGCTTTGTCATATCCAGCTTTAGCATCTTCATATAATTTGTTGACATTAGCCCCTTCCCCATGAGTAGCCTGTAATTCAGCTTTAAAGGCATCACGAGCTTCTGTGGTTGCACCTGCAGTTATTGCTTTTTCACCCAATGCTTCTTCGGCAGCCCTGCCTGATATTTTAGCTTCAGGCAACATATTAACCAGTTTACGAACAGTACCATATTTCGGAATCATATTTTTGGCTAATTCACTAACCATGTTTCCAGCAGATTGTGCTAATTTATTTTGAGCAATTATTTGAATGCCCTTTTGAGCAGGAACGGCACCTGCACCAATCATATCTGCTAACTGTTGTGTTTTTTCGCTATATCCTAGTTGTTGGGCAATAGCACTAAGTCCTCCACCTACAAATCCAGCACCAGCACCTATAGTTGCCCCACCAATAGCTCCAGGCACTCCGCCCATTAATCCAACTCCACCACCAACAAGTGCTCCTGTAGTTGCTCCTGAAATAGCCTTTTCAACCATTTCTTTTGGAGTCATTTTTCCAGCTTGTGATGGGTCACGGGTAGTTAACTCTTTAGTAAACTCTTGCATTTGTTCCTGCTGTTGTTTACCAAGACCAATTACATCACCTAACTTTTGTTTAGGTTCTTCGCTTTTAGGAGCAGATTGACCAAGGTGAGAAAGAATTTTTTCTTTTGCTTTGCTTGGGTCTGTTTCAGATATGTCGTAATGCTGACCTTGATATTCGTATACTGGCATAGTTAGTCTAGTTTAATTGGGTCTTCTTTAGTGCCAGTGCCTTGAACTTTTTTCTCTGAATCTGATTTTACTTTTTTAGCATCAATAGGGCCTTCGCCAATTGGGTTTCTTGTAGTGAATTCAGTAAAGCTCAGGTTAGGATTCTTTTTAGAAGCCGCCATAGCTTTATCAATATCTTTTTGAGTAAATGGAATAGCTTGACGGACAGCTTCTACACCTTCTTTGATAAGTTGTTTACGCTCGGGAGACAGTCTTGGGTCATTTAATTGAGCTTCTGCTGAAGAGTCAACAATACGACGCATTTCAGCCATTTTATCCAAAGCCACTGATAATTTGGCACCAGCAGGAATAAATGTTCCGTTTTCAATACTCTTGGTTAATCCCACCAATCCAGTCGCAGCACCACCAGCTTCAAGGGCAGCCAAGCCACGTGAAACGCCAGTC